TGGGAGATTCTTTGCCTTTGCCAGTAATTGTGTAAGCCATGATTAGTCCTTTAAAAGTTTAATTTTCCCATTAAGCACTTAAAACAACAAGTGCGTGTTCAGCGTTTTTTCTGCGTTCCTCTAAGCCAATCGTGCCACCGTTAATGATCTTGGTGCATTTAACAAAGTCCCAAGCATCAGCAGGTGCGTTTAGCTTATGCGTGTCCCAGAACCATCCAGCAGTCAAAGCAGCGTATTCTGGGGTTGCTACTAGCTCTGGGTGCATGACGAAATCGAATCCGAGGGCTTGTCCGGCGTGATAATAATTTGCGTGTCCGGTAAGCTGAACACACCCTCTGCCCCTAAATCGATACCCATCTCCAGAAGCCTCCTCACGGTTGCCCATTCGGTTCGCATAAACCATGTTGGCAATTTTCTTTGGGTTTCCTGCATACTGATTAGCAATTTCTTGAGTAGGAAAGCGTTTATCCCACAGCCGCATAAGAGTGGCCGCTTTATAGTTCAAGTTCTCTTCCAGAATCTTAAAGTTAGCGCACTCATGCCCACATTGCCCAATGAACATGGCTTGTTGCTTGGGCGTGGCGATGTGGAACCGCTCAAAGGTCTTGTTCAAGCCATCAACCCACGCGGGGGTGATACCCAGCTTTTGAAGTTGATCACTGTTTAACATTGACCTTGTCCTTTACTGCGTTATAGGTGTCGATGCAGGCGTTGAGGCGGGTGATGGCGAGGTCGCCGTCTGCGGCAATGGCTGCAATATCTTTAAGAGCCTGTCGCTCAGATTCGGTTCCATCTTTTGTATCTCTTCCGGCAGTTCCGGCATCTGAACTGGTTTGAACACCACAGGCGGAGGGGAAGCGCAACTCGCCAGAGTCAATGCGCTGAACAATACTAATCTGTTTTTGCTTAATAGCATTGGATGCCTTTCTAAGTGCTGCTGTCTTGTCTTTTAGCGTCTGGGCAAGTTCTTCTTCTTTAGCCCTTGCTTCTGCGTTTAGCCGCTCAATTTCGGCCTTGTCCTCTGCCACACGGCGCTCATAGCCCTTGTGGTCAGCAACGTAATACCCACCACCCAAGGCCAAAACAACCCCGCCAATCTGCATTAAAAGGGCGTAGGTAGCGATAACAGGCAGCAACTTAGCAAAGTAGCTCAGACCATACAAACCCACGCCAGCGACCAGCGCCAACAGAGCAAGGATGTAAAACAAGTCGCTAAAGAATGTGAGAAACCATGTCATTCTGCGTCCTTTGCAGCAGCACGTTCAGCCGCTATTTCTTCACGCTCTGGGTGTATGTGGTCTGGCTGTGTAGTAGGAGGCGGCGGCGCTCTCCATGTTTCATCAAACTCAGGATTCACAAACGTGGGCATTGCACCAAACGCTTGGCTTTGCTGTGGTACATTCATTGGCATCATAGGTTGACCATAACAAGGTGCTGGCGTTGTAGTGGCTTGTTTAACCCCTGCAAGCGTTCCTGCAACCCCACCAGCAACCCGTTTACCAACAATGCCACCAATACCACCAACCAACAGCAAAACAATGTCGTTCAGCATCTTGGTGTAAGCCTGGTCAATCGGAGCCATTGCCTTAATCGGCTGCACCACAAACGTGACCGAATAGAGCAAGCAAATAACGATAAAAAACAAAATGCCCGTGATGGCAAGCACCACTATCGCCCAAATACGAACTTCGATTTCTTCAGCGGTTAGTTTGTGTTCTGGGTTGTTGCTGAGTAAATTCAACTTGTTTCTCCAAAACAGGGGCTACTAAGTAGTCTGGGCAGGTTTGCGTAAACAAACATCTTGGGCGCTGACATTCAGGGTCTTGAAAGTGGTCAAAATCTTGGCAGGTATATCGATACCTATCAGAGCAACCACTAAGAACGATGATGCACAGAATGGCTGTTTTTCTTAGCATAATCTACAGATTCTTGAACAAAGAGGTAGCCAACGTAGCCAAGAACAACCACTAAAACAATAATTAGAGCAATAAGGAAAAATTCTTCTTGTTCTTCTTTTTGTTTTTTGGCTCTATCTTTAGCGGCTTGTTCAGCGTATTTGTCGGCTTTATCCATTTCGCCAGCACGACTTTTAATCTTGTTCCAGACATCCACTTTGCCAGCTTGCATGAACAACATTTGAAGTTCAGATTCAAACTGGCGGGTCTGTTCCAAAGCCATCTCAATCTCGATGGCTGCGCCCATGTTGGAAGCATTATTCGACTTTTTAGCCTCTGTAACGGCTTTTACAGCCACATCCTTGGCTGTGAAATATCGACCCAATACAGGGCCAAGAGACGCAACATCGTCCACAGTTTGGCTGGCCTGTTTGACCATCTTAACTGCTTTTTGGATGCCCGAAAGGGCAAGGCCGATGCTTATTGGGTCAATCATTTCACGTTCATGAAGTTATGAGTTAAATAACCAACGACAGAGCTAATAGCCGAAACAATGGACATACCAACCCAAAAGCCGCCTTTTGACTTGTTAGCCAACTCCAGCAATTGCTCCATGCCGTCCTCTAGCTTATCCACCTTTTGTGTCAAATCTTCTACTTTTTGCCAGAGTTGACCATATTTGACAAGATCGATTTCTGAACTCATTTTTTGCCAATCTCGGAAAGTCGTGAACCAGCGCCAGGTTTTAAAGATTCTTTTGTGGCTTTCTTAGCCGCACTTGCAGCACGTTTTTCAGCTATTGTTGTGCCTAATTGCAAGCCAGGAACAGCAACATTCAACCCTTTTTCTGCCGCCATACCAATGCCTTCACGGACATTTTGAGCCAAAGCACCTGTCAATGTGTTGGATGTATTAACAAATGAGCCTTTAGGCTGCGCTTGGGTATACCGAGCCACATTGCCCAAAGTTTTTAATTGTTGCGCTGTTTCGCCACCAACGAGCTGTTGCATCTTGGGGCTGAGTTGCTCCAAAGCCCGATTAAATCCAGCCTGGCTAAAGTTGCCATTGTTGTCAACGATGCCAGCCTTGTTTTTTAGCCAGTTAATAGTTGCAGAACGGACGTTTTGAGCCGCTTCGGAATCTGTGCCAAGCTGTTGCAGCATTGCATCCAGATCACGCTTGTTGCCGCCGATAACATATTTGTTAATAAACTTGTCTGGGGCAACGTCATTGATGGCTGCTTGATAGGCAGGGTCTTGCTCTAGCAATTGGAAGCGTTCCCGAGCCGCTTGCCGAGCAGCATCAGCCAAAGGCTTTAGTTTTTCCGCTTCTTTAGTCAAAGGCAATTGTTCTAAAGAATCACGCACAATGCTCAAAGAACGAACGGCGTTGCCATCTCCTGCACGTTCAGCCGTACGCATAGCAGCAGCCAAGTTAGACCGCATAGCTTCAAAATTCTCATACGTCATTGGTGCGCCTTCACGATAGGCGTTCAATTGACGTTCAAAGGCTGGCGGCAAGAAATCGGTTTTAAGTTCTTTGCCAAGGGCTGCAAACGAATTGTTAGCAAACTGTTTGGCATCAATTGGAATATCGCCGCCAGCAGCATCACGTAAGGCTTTGTATTTGTCAGAAATGGCAGCACTACGTTCAGCGTCTAGTTGCTTGTAAGCATTGATAATGTTTTCTGCGTTTTCCACATGGTTGGTCGCATAAACATCAGGGGCTGATTTGTCACGAATAGCATTGATGTTTTCCATCAATTGACCATTTTGCTCATTAAAGCGTTGGGCCAACTCAGGGTTCTTGCCACGATTGTTTTGCTCTTGAGACAAGATATTTACATCTTGCGAGGCTTGCCCTTTAGTCAAACGCACAGGAACAGGCAAAGAATCGGCTTCAACGTGACGGTTCAAAGCATCCAAATTGATGTCGCTAGCTGGTACACCACGCAATGCAGCCTGAGTTTCTGGTGACGCTTGGGCAAGCGCAGACTTGACTTGACCTTCTTGTGCAAGCTGTGCAGCGCCAATGCTTTGTGCGCCAAAGCCAGTTTGTGGATGCGTAACGGTGTCAACAATACGGGCAGCTTCTGGCACAGCCAAGCGTTCAACAGCCTGATAACCACGACCAACAGCACGACCAGCAGGGCCAATCGCTTCAACCGCTGGAGCAGACAAAGTGCCAATCATGTTTTGAATGTCACCGACAGGAACACCCGTCTTTTGTGAAATCCATTGTGCGCCTTTGTTAATGTTTTGACCAACAAAATCCATAATCTGGCGACCAGCTTCTTGCTGATAGCCTGGGGTTTGGGTAACGCCAAAGGTCTTGCCAAATGGTTGACCAAGCTGCTGTTCAACTTGTTGTTGGGATGCTGCCGCTTCTTCTGGCGTATGTTGCAAAGCACGTTGACCAGCATAAGTAACTGCGCCAGCCACGCTAGGGATAATGCTGCCAACCGTAACGTCAGCCAAGGACGCTGCGCCTTGACCAAATCGTTTTAAGTATTGACCAGCCAAATCTTGCCCTTGCTGACGCTGTGCCAACATGGTTTGCATGGATTGCGGCACATTGCTAGTTGGCGCTGGTTGCTCTTGCGTAGTTCCAGTTTGCTCCCACAGATCAGCCAAAGTGCTAGGCTTTGCTTGAGGCATCAGCGTAGTGTGAACAGGGTCTTTGCTGCCCAATGGTCGATACAATCCGAATTGCTGTAAAAAGCTATCAGGCACAGACTTGTCAATGTCAACAGCCAAACCTTTTTCGTGCAAGCTAGTGCCAGGCGCAGCTACTGGGTATTTGTTGCCAGACTTAGCCAATGCCGCTTGCTGTTCAGTTGTGCGAAAGCCGCTGGTAATTGGAAGTTCTTTGCCGTATTTTTGACGATAAGCATCTTGAGCTTGTGACAAAGCACTAGCCAATTGTGGGTCAAGCCCTTGCGTATTGCTAGGGGTGTCCGCTGTCCAAAGATCGGCAAGTGTAGGCATTATTTAATCAATCCAAGTTGTCGAGCCAATTGAATTTGTTGAGCCATTCTTTGTTGCTCTGCTGGCGACATTGATTTCTTCAGATTTGCCACTTCTTGTGGTGTCATCTCTTGCATGACTTTGGGGTCAATAGAGTTAACTTGTTGAGCAACTTGCATATAGGTTTTGGGGTCATTGATGTATTGCGACAATACATTCATCTTTTGCTGCTTGAATGATTCACCAGCAATAAGTTGATTGACCACACCCTTAATGGCTTGTGCGTTCATCTTTTTATTGGGATTTGCAGCTTCAGCCAAAGCTCGAGCAGCATCGGTATTTCCACCAGCCAATGCCAACAATGTGCTGTTCTTAGCCAATTCATCAGTAGCAGTTTTCTCGGCTTCGTAGGCTGGAATACCGATAGCGTTAGCAATACCAGTTGCCAATTCTTTGCGTGAGCCGCCCACGCCAGTAAATGCCTTATCAGACAAGTTACGAATGTTTTGTAGTACGCCAACACGTTGTTGGGCATTGTTGGCTTCGGTTTGGGTGTTAGTCCAATCTTTGGTAAAGAAGTCGGCAGGGGCTTGGTTAGCAGCCGCAGCCGAGGGATTTAACCCAGTAGTCAATGGCTGATTACCACGCTGAGACATAGGGCCAAGCAATTTGGTTTCGCCAGTTGGCGTGACCACTTGAGTAGTTGGCGGCACTTGCAATTCTGTTGCTGGCCCTGCAATCGTGCCTGGTTGTTGTGCTGCCAAAAATGGGCTTCCCATAGTCATAGGAACAACCGATGCGCCAAGATTTACCGCTTGGGCGCTTGGGAATAACTTCTCTATCTGAGCTTCTGCGCTTAATGAATTGGCAGCGTGACGGGCAATAAATGCTCGCATTTCTTTATCTGTGCCTTTTGTAGGCAAGTTTTGCAATGCCTGATTGATTGCAGCCTCGCTAGCACCTGTGTTTTTCATGGTGTCAATCGTTTGTTGACGCAATGACTCAGGGGTGATTTGCTCAGAACTATTCAGCATCTTCAGCAAATTGCGTGAAGAATTGGCAGTTTGGCTTTTGAGGTTTTCAAGTTGTGCTGAATTTAATTGCGTTTCAGCAGTTCCAGCTTGCGCTTCGCTTTGACGCAATTGAAATGGCAATTGACCAGCAGCTAACTTTTCGCCTGTCTCAGCAGTTCCGGCTTGAGCCGCAGCAGTCTGAGCCAAATAAGGGTTAACTTTTTGCGCTTGCTGCAATGCCAATTGAGCAGACTGCAACTGAACTGGGTTTAATTGTTGTGCTTGCTGATAAGCCTGTGCATTTTGAGCAAAGTTCATCAAGTCGCCAAGCGACATTTGCTGTTGCGGTCTTATTTGTGAAGCAACTGGTGTAACGCTTAAATCAGCCATTTTTTATCCAATTCTTTAGGTTAAGCATATAACCCATTCTGCGAGGCATCATATGCACCACTATTGCCAGCAGCATTAGCAGGGTTCAACAATTGAGACAATACATATGAGTTGCCAGCACCTTGCAAACCACCAGCCAAAGCATTTGCCGAGCCAACTTGACCAGCGCCAGCCGCACTAGCTGCACCAATGCCAGCCTGACCGATGTTGGTTGCTGCGGTCATACCAGCTTGGTTTGTAGCTGTTTGACCTGTCTGACCAATACCAGCAATGCCAGCCAAAGTGTTATAAATGTTTTGGCGTTGTTGTTGGAAGTTGTTGAAGGCGTTTTGGTAAGCGTTGGAAGCGTAGTTCTCGCCAAAAATTTGGTTAGACCGTTGCACGTTTGAACCGCCACCACCTACATTACCTGCTTGCGTACCAGCGCCAACACCTTGGTTCAACATGAATTGATAATTAGGGGAAAGATTAGATTTGAGTTGATCTGGGCCAAACTGTTGAGTCAGATACCCAGTTCCTTGCTGATCACCAATATATTTACCGCTTTGGTCATACATGGGCTGTGTGCCACCAAGCATAGACCCAATTTGATTCAAAGCGCTATAACCAGATTGTCGATACGGGGCTTGTTGCTGGTTGATGGTATTAAACTGCTGTTGCTGCAAGGCTGCAGCGTTATTGGCAGCGTTGGCTTGAGTAGATGCAGCACTTTTTGCAGCATTAGACTGCAATACAGAACCAAGAATTGTTGCACCAGCAATATAAGCAAATGGCATATCAGACCCCTTTGTGGATTAAAACTTCATCCACTTTATTAACATCAGTTTCTTCAGTCGCATGGATGCAGAACCAAACAGCATCCTCTAAGGCTTCAATCGAGTGCAAAATTTCCGCTTGCATATTGATACAAGCTGGTGCGGTATAGGTCTTTTCATCATTGTCTGTTCTGACAATAACCTTACCTTTGCCCAAAATGCTTAAATGCGAGTAATTGTGGGCGTGCATTCCTGCCATGTAACCTTTGGGCAAGTGCATTTGTTTTGCATAAAGCCCATCAGAAAAGTGGTGAATAACCCCTGGGTCAACATCAAAGTGACCTAGATTTGCGTTGAACATATCAGTTGGGGTCATGTATATAGCGGAATGTAATACGTTGTACCGTCACAAACAACTGGAAGCCACTTAGCAATCGTAGTATGAGTGCCAGTTGTTGCTATGTTATTAGCCGTGATTGTAGATGAGGTCGTTAGCGTTGTCACGCTTGCTGACACACCAGAAATAGAGCCGCCAGTTATGGCAACATTATTGGCGTTTTGGGTCGCAATCGTGCCTAAACCAAGGTTAGTTCTAGCCCCTGCTGCGGTAGATGCCCCTGTGCCGCCATTGGTAAGGTTCAAAATCCCACCAAGGGTCACAGCACCAGTAGTCGCAGATGATGGGGTAAACCCCGTAGTGCCAGCAGAAAACGATAAAACACCCGTATTTGAGACAGTAACCGCACCAGTAGCAGAGCTAACTCCGATGCCCGTCCCTGCGATCAAAGAGGTCACGCCGAGGTTGTTGAGGGTGATTGACCCTGTGCCGTTGGTCACGCCGATGGCTGTTCCGGCTGTCAATGTGTTTAGCGTGTAGCCTTTGCTATTGCCAATCAGCAGTTGCCCATTGGTTGGAGTAGTAGCGACCCCTGTGCCGCCAGAGCTTGGCGCTAAAGCATTGGCAGAGCTAAACGAATTGACAGAAGGGTTTTGCAGCCACAAAAGCCAAGGCAAGCTCGGCATCATGGTTTGCTGGTCAATAAAAGGCGTTCTAGGCCAGTTTAAATTGCCACCAGAGCCAGAAGAAGTGACGCTCAATTTTCAGCCCCTTCAGCCTTTAAGTTGGCAGAAACAATGACGCAGTTTACAGGGTCAGAAATAGCAACTTCAAAGATGCGGTCACGAGCCCAACCCAAACGCCGCCAAATAATCCGCTTGGTGTATTGGCCCACTTTGCCCATAGAAGCCCAATGCTCATTAGACCAAGTAGAACCGCCATCGCTAGACCAGCGCAGCATAGCTTGTGGGTCTTTGCCTTGACCGTTTTGTAAGCCAACACCAGGCTGGAATTGGATTTGGAACTCGGCAAAATACTGACGTTGGAAGTCAGTCACCAGATGGGGTGCACGCCGAACCCTACGGATTGTCGAACCATTGTCCGTATAAACTCCATTATCCAGTTGATAGATCATACCATTCTGATAGTCACCAACTAAATAGACATTGTTGAACAATGCGCCGCAGTTAGACCGATGGCGCTGGTATTGCTCACCATCCCAAGCCAGCCACTTGTGCCACATTTGTGAACGCAGGTCATAAACCCATGTCAGGTTTACAGTCGGGAAAGTGACAACGTAGAACTCATGCCCATCAAGCTGATAGGTGTAAGCCACAGCATCGCCAACGTATTGGTTCATTAGGGTTTGCTCGACAGCATGGGTAGAAATGGGCTCAAATGAGTAGCCTTTCATAACCCCGATAACTGCTTGGCCTCGGGTATCTTGAGCCACCAAAGCAAACTGTTCACCGAATCGAGCAATTGAGAAAGGCGAAACAACACCGTGTTGGAGTGAAGTGCCAGGCACACGCTGGAAAGCAAACGAAATGACGCCAGGCACGACTGTGCCAACATCAGTCCACATTTCAGAGGTAAATTCGCCCAACAAAAAGACTTGGCGGTGATCGCAGATCAAACCAACTAAGGGGTCAGGAGAGCCATCTTTATTGCCGTAAACAGCATTTGATGACCAAGGCGTAACCAAAGGCAAGTCGCCATTCTGAACGTCAGCTTGCAGGTCAGTAGAACCCCATGCCTGAGTGCCGCCTTGGTTGTAAACAATGTAGTTATCAACAACATCGCAGGTCACAGCACCAGTAAAAGCGCCATCAGTAGAAGGCAATTGCTGGAAAGCAGGGGCTGTGAACGTCCCTGACGTAGCAGAACCAGTAAATGGATAGTCACCCAAGCCGCCCACGCCGCTGGTTGATGTAGTGGTAAATTGACCAATCGTGATTTGACCAGATGTTCCTGTCAGCACAATCCCTGTGCCAATAGCAAAGTTGGTGCTAGTAACAGTCAAAACAGAGCCGGACACCGTAGCGTTCAAAGAAACAGTAGATGCCGAGCCAACAATCCAATAATATCGGTTAACACCATCAACGATGTAAGCAGTAAGCCCACCGTAAGTCATAATGTTGTCGGTGATTGAGATTTGGCCTGTTAAAGTGGTCAATGTCCCGACTTGGGTTGAGGTATAAGCGCCATTAACATATTGAATAGCCCAAACAGCATTACCAACAACAGCAATCAGCCATTGCCCACCAGAGAGGGTTCGCATCCCACGAACAGGGGCATTGTTAAGCTGCAAGACTTCAGTAAACCCTGGAGTTGGATATAAAGCCACCACGCCACGTTGACCAGGCTGCTTTAAAGGGTCAATCTCAGGGTAGAAATTGATGCACTCTTGAGCTTCCTGATAGATAGAAGCAGCTTCGTAAGAAGGCCCGACAAATCCAAAATCTGCCATTTTTTATCCTTAACGGAAGAAGCCGCCAGACAAAATCCAACCCGCATCCTTTTGCCGACCAACCAGCAAAGCATCTGCATACCGAGCCACTTGAGGCGGTTTCATGTTTGTGCGCTTTACAGTAGCCTTGGCATCATTGGCGTTTTTGGTAATCATCGCAATCTGGGTCTGCGAGGCTTTTCCATACATAGGCATCAAGAAATACGCCAAATTCCACCGCAGCGCATTGATGTAGCCTTGTGGAAGCTGAATCGTATCGTAAAGCGAGGTATAGCTGCTAAAGATGTTGTCGGTGAACATATGCATCTCACCCTGTGCAGGGTTAGGCCATAAGTAAATGTTACCGAGCAACTCAGTTGGCTGATAGTAAAGCGCCTTGGGCCAAGGGCCATTCAAGGTCTTTAGACCAATCATTTCGTATTCTTCCAACGACAGCACAGCTACTGGGTAATCCAAGCCGCCATTCTGGACAGGGATGCCGTTAGAGTTTGTGTTGATACGCACAAAGCAGCTAGAAATGGTCAAAGGGCGCTGATAGTAAGCCGTGATCGGGAAAGGCGTAACAGTCCCTGTCATTGAGGTGCTGCCCACCGATTGGGATACAGAAACCGTGTAAGTGCCAGCGCCACCAGAGCCAGTTAATACCGCCGTGATTTTTGTGCCGCTTGTAACCCCACTTCCACTAACCACGCAACCAACACCCAGATAACCCGCAGAAACAGCACTAACAGTAAGGGTAGTCCCAGAAATAGAACCCGTAAAAGCAGGGTTAGGTGTTGTAACGTAGTTATTAAGCGTGTAAGTACCTGCTTCATTGATATTCCCACCAGCGCCCGTGTTAAACGCCACAATCTGCGTTCCTTGGGCCAAGTTCATGTTCACGCCGTAGCTAGTGGTCAGATATTGACCGTTGCTGATAGCGCCAGAAGTGATGATTGGCGCATTAGCCGTGATTGATTCTTGGTTGATAAACAGCGACTGCGAAATGGTGTAAGTGCCAACACCGCCGTTACCCGTTCCAAACGACAGAATAGACGTGCCGCTAGGGATAGATGCGCCAGTAATGATGCTGCCGACCTGCAAAGCACCGCTAGAGACCGATTGAATGGTCAGCGTAGAGCTATTGATTGAGCCTGTGCCAGCAAAGTTGTTGACGTTGGTGTTAGCAACAGTTAGTTGATTGCCGCTGACATAGCCAGTAAACCCTGCGCCGATTTCACCAGTTGGGCCAATGGTGTATTGGGTCTGACCTGGCACAACAGGGAAGATGATCTCATTCTTGTAATAGACCATCATGGATTCGTTAGACCATTGATCGATCATGCCGTTCAGCATATCGAAAGCATCTTGGGCAGCGTCAGCCGTTGGCGTTTCCCCTGCTTCCAAAGCACCAATGTCTTTTAATGCTCGGCTAATAATGTCAATTGGTTTGGTCATGTTTTAATCCAAGGCAAAAAAAGATTTGTAGAAATAGCAGCCAGTTGATGCACTAATTGACTTGATATTTTGGCGTTTATGTTTGACTGAAAATGTCAACTCTAATATTTTGCTATTAAACATAAATTTTTATCAAGTAGTTATGTTGTTAGCTACAACGCCATTACCATTACCAGAAGCTAATGACCATTTTGTACCACTACAAGCATGGACATTGTTGCCAACTAACATGGTGTAATCGTAACTACCACCAGATAAAGAAATAGAAATGCCATTTACACAACCAGCACAAGCCATGTTGTTCATAATTGATGGGCCATTTAACATCGGGTTGGCAGATGTAATCCCAGAAATACTAATGCAATTACTTGAAATGTTTACAAAACTATTGTTTGCAAAAATTGATTGATTAATTGCTTGACTGACTAAAATACCATTAGCGCAAGATTCAAAACTGTTCCCAGTAACATCGCAATAATGATAATTGCTGCCGTTTAAAATGTTAACGCCAGCACCTGTCAACCCAATAAACTTGTTGTTACTGACAGTCCATGTAGTGGCTGATTGATAAGCAAATCTAATTCCATCTACCAAATTTCCAGTACCGTAGAATACGTTTCCTTCAATAATGAAGTCACTATACCCTGCGCTTGAAGTTGGAACATAAATTGCATTGCCAGCAAAATCTTCAAATGTGCAATTAACAATTGTATTTCTTGTGCTATAACCACCGCCGCCTTGGAATTGAATACCCGCAAGAAAACGGCAACCTGAAAAAACGCCATCTCGCATTGCGGTAGTTACAACCAATCCCGAAAAAGAACAGCCAGAAGCAAAAAATCCGCTTGGATTACTGTCGCGGTAATAATTTAAGAAATTAAGTGCAGTTTCAAAAGAACAATTTGTCAAACGGAAATTTTGAATTCCGGTCGCTAAACCTTGGTTAATATCTGCAACTGTGCTGTTACGGAAAACGCAATTGCTAATAGCTACGTTTTCAGACGCACCATATGTAAACCCGTAATAACATCCATCAAATGTGTTGTTGTTAATTACAATGTTTTTAGAATTATTGTCAACAGCAATTGCAGCTAACAATGTATAAGTTGAACCAAATTCAGAAGCAGGATTGTAATATGTTTGATTGTTACCACAATTGTGCCAGATGCAGTTGTTCAAAATGACGTTGTATCCGCTTTCAATATCACAACCATCTAAAGCTGAATTTTCGCCATAGCAATTGTTAAACACAACGCCAGAAGGAATATCTTGACCAGAACCGCCTGCGACTGTGTAGCAATGGCGACCGCAGACACTAACGTAACAGTTTTCAATAACAACATCCGTGTAATCAGTTCCTCCGGCTGAACCGAAACCTTCAACATAAAAGCCATCGCCTTTTTGAAAACCTGCGCCAGCAATTCTAAGTGCTGTGCAATTAGTGATGCGAATGTTGCTTATTGTCCCATTTCTGGCTGAAATGTTAAACCCGTAACCAGAATATAAAACGTCATAAGTTGGAGCAGTACCAAATGGGTCAGATTGATTTATGATGCCCATGTTTTGGGCTGTAACACGGTTAATTTTGACGTTTGTTGATTGTGAAATTCCAACACCCGAGCAGCCTTTTATCCCAGTATAAATGTTGGTAGTTTGACCACCGCCATCAATTAACAAATCTTCAACAATTACATTGCTTATGTTGGAGATTAAAATTTCAGAATAGTCTGCCCCCCATTTGATAATAGAGGCAGCTCCAGCGCCATGCAATTTAAAGTTTGACTTTAAAGTGATATTTCCATTACACAAATATGTTCCTGGGGGAACATAAACATCATTGCTGGCTGCAATTGCAGCAACAAAGGCAGCAAGATCATTTGTAGTACCATCACCTTTAGCGCCAAAGTCTTTAACGCTAACAGTCTGCTGCAACTTGGCTTGAACTGTGATAGTTACTGCACTTGTGCCGCCTTCGTTGTAACCAACTAAAGATGAGCCAGTTGATGATGCAAGATTTGCCTCAAATGTGTTCAATGCTGTTTGGTCATTAGCGCCAGCAATGTTATCCCATGAGCCAATTTGCACGCCAGCACTTGTTTGAAGAATAAATTTATATGTGCTTCCAGCGGTCAACCAAATTTCGTTAGGAACACGACCAGAAGCATCCAAAACGATAGGATTGCTATTAGCAATTGACCCGCTGTTTGAGGTGTAGGTTGCAGCTTGAGTGGTTGTTCCAGCAGAATAAGAATAAAGTAGCCCACCGATAAGAGGCAAACCATTGTTGTCAAAAAATTGTGCGCCAGCACCAGCAAATAAAGAAAGATTAACTGTCATTTATAACTCCGGTTTAAAAACTTGAGGCAACCAAGGAGCAACAACAGGTTTGTGTGCTTCTAATGCTTTAAGCTGTTGCTCTAGCCTAGATTTTATGTGGCAAACGCCATCTTTAACAGCCTCTTGTTCAATCCAACCAGCGACCATTTCTTCTGATACTTGCTCAAAAGGAACTTTAATCTTAGGTTCATTGAACCACCAGTTACCTTCTGTCGATACTGATTGACCATTTTCAGAGACTGTGCAGCGGTATTTGGCATGAGTAATCAAACCATCTTGTGCTGTAAGTTCCTCAATTTTCCAAACGTAATTCATCGTGTGGCCCAAGGCAAAGAAAGTTTAATCACAGCGGGGTTAATCTGAGCAGTCAAATTAGCATTGATAGCAGCCTCAGTAGCTTCTTGGTTCACGCCATTAGACCAGCACCAACCGACCACTTGAGCTTGAGTAAGAGAAGCAAATGGCGTGAAAGAGCCGCCAGCTTCAGGCTCTGGAAACGAGCAAGTGCCGTAAATGCTATTGCTAAAGTCTTTGCCGTTAACGGTTTCAGAACCAGTAGCACGCCATCCAGCGGTCAAAACCACTTGGGTAAAGCCGTTGATGGTTTGGGTAGATTGGTCAAGCCAATCGATAGTCCAGTTGATGGTAGCTGACATGATTAGTTTTTCTGAGTTTCAAGTTGTGCGACACGAGCGCGGAGGGATTGGATTTCTGCAACCAAGTCAGCAATAACTTCAGATGTGCTGGCTTGCATTGTTTGATATACGGGTTTTCCATCCGCATTGACAGCGTCTTTAGTCCCGTTTACGCTATTTGCATACACAGCTTGGAATTGGTGAGCCAAGAAACCACGGTGCTGAGAGCCATCAGCTTTCATGGTGTATTCAACAGGCTCAAGCGCATCAATACGTTCACCAGAACCAGACACAGCACCAACTACGTTTTTAAGCCGATAGTCAGAGGTGATGTTGTAAAGAACCCCTGTTGTACCTGATTGAGTAATAGAACCAATACCAGAAGCACCATAACCAAAATTAACAAAAGACGTACCGCTAGAAGTGCCACCAATGTGGTTAACAGTAATAAATCCAGCTTGGTCAATCGATGTGCTATTTGAATTTTGATATCCAGCACTTGTTTGTTTTATCAACAAATTCCCGCTGTTATCCAGCGTCATTGCTTGGGTAAAGGAAATAGCGTTACCTGCTGTGCCGGAGGGGGCGGTGAAGAAGCGATGCTGTCCTATTGTTTGCTGATACAGCGTGGCAAATGTGCTAGACAAGTAAATATTATTTGTGCCGTTAAAGTAACGGTTTTCGCCAATTGCTGTGTCACCCGCACCGCTATTTACAAATGAACTTGTTGCGCCAACTTGAAATACTTTTGCGTTGCTTGCCCAAGCACTAGGCGTAACCCCTAGTCCTAGGTTAGTCCCATCAAACACCAGCCCAGATGACGTAGCTAATGCACTTGTAGAACTTGCATAAACAATACCGCCAGAAGTAAAGCTAGTTAGTCCTGTGCCGCCAGATGTTGTTGGCAATGCCGTACCGGACAAAGTAATAGCCAATGTTCCGCTGGTTGTGATCGGAGAGCCAGAAATCGACAAGAAAGAAGGAACGCTGGCAGATACGCTTGTAACAGTTCCTAAATTACCAGTAAGTGCAACCCCATTAGCAGACAAAACGCCAGTAGAAGGCACAAAAGACAGCTTGGTTGAGCTAGTTGTTGCGGGGTTGTTGCCCGTAGATGCTGCCGACAGGATTGGATACCAAGTCGAGCTAGAACTGGTGTTGTCTGTAATCGCTACGTTGGTTGCGTTGGTCGCTGTGGTCGCAGTCGTGGCAGTTGACGCATTGCCCGTTAAAGCGCCGACAAAAGTAGTGGATGTAACGCTGGTCAGCCCTGCAATCGTTGTAGCAGTCCCACCAAGGCTGATAGCCGTTGAACCAACCGTGATTGACGAGTTGTTAAGGGCAGAGTTAGGGATGCTGGTTAACGATGCCCCAGAGCCGCTAAAAACAGTTGCCGTGAGTGTTCCAGTAGATGGGTTGAACTGATACTTGGTAGAACTGGTGTATTCAGTTGTCAAATTGCCGCTAGTGGTAGCCGCAAACAATGGGTAGCGAGTTGCGTTAGTGGTCGTATCGTCTGTGACCGTAGCGTAAGCGGTAGGTGTTGACCAAGTTGGTGCGCTTGAACCGTTAGAGGTCAGCACTTGGCCTGTCGTCCCCGCTGCCGAAATAGCCAAAGCAGAAGCGCCGGAGTAGACCACGCCGCCAGCAACAGCGGTCAAAGCTGCATTTGTGCCACCATAAAGCAAACCGACAGCGTTGCCGTTCCAAGTGCCGTTTGTATAAGAGCCAGCCCATGAAAGCGTATTGGTTGACCAAGAAGCATTGGAAGGAATAGCGTTGTGATAATCCCAAGTGCCAGCAGCAATTGAGTTGCTCAACAAAACAACCGTGGCATAAGCACCCGATTGAATCGTCACAACAGTCGTGGCTGAGTTGTTTTGAATAACAATCGTGCCGCTAGATTGATTGTTATTAAACGTGAACGTAGCGCCATTTGGCAAAGTTGTGGCATCGGGCAGCTTAATCGTTTGACCGCCAGAGCCTGTAATAGCCCAATTCTGGACAGAGGCCGCTGTCAACGTAATCAATGTGCCAGCAGCTTGGGTTGTGTAGCCCTCAAACAAGCAATTAGTGCTCACGTTGCCATTGGAATCACGCAGAACAACCGAATTAGCGCCGCTGGATGATGTCACGCCTGTACCGCCATTGGCAACCGCCAGAGTGCCAGACAGCGTAATAGCGCCAGCAGTCGCAGAAGAAGGCGTTAAACCCGTTGTGCCACCGCTAAACGTAGAGACAAAGTTGCCAGTAAGAACAGATGTAGGAATGGTCGTAGAGGCCGTAAAAGCCCCTGTGCCATTGCCATATACATAGCCCGTCAGCGAGGTAGCGCCTGTGCCGCCATTAGCCACATTTAGTGTTCCGCCAAGCGTTACAGCACCAGTTGTCGTGGTGCTAGGGGTAAACCCTGTTGTGCCAGCAGAGAAGCTAAGAACGCCAGTATTCGCAATAGTTACTGCGCTGGAGCCGTTAAATGAGCCGCCAGATAGTCCAGTACCAATAGTAAGGGCGTTGGGAGTTTGGGCAGTAATCGATCCGCTGCCACCCAGAGAAACGCTAACACCATTGAACGTAACGCTAGAGTTCGCCAAGGAACTATTGGGTATCGCCGCATTGATCTGGCTCGGTGCAATACTAATTGAGGTTGAACCAGCCGATGTTAGCTGACCTTGTGCGTTTACGGTAAATGTACCAACACTTGAAGCAGAGCCGTAAGAGTTAGCCGTAACCCCTGTATTTGTAATGCTAAATTGGAAAGCACTAAGGGTTAACCCTGTGCCAGCGGTGTAAGTAGCTGAAGTGCTGAATTGCGACCAAGTGATAGGCGTAGTGCCTAAAGTGCCTCCTGGCTGAACATAGCAATACCATGCCGAGCCAGCTTGCGTTCCAGATTCTACGAAACAGATCGCAGAAACATACTGGTTGTAAGTATTGGCATCAGACGCATAAGTCCATGCGCCGCTAGAAGCAATGTAAATGCCGTTATTTGCTTGAGTCGATTGATTCTTGACCAAAACCCGTGAGCCAGCAGTTACAGAAATTGTGTCAATAGTCTGCAAGCCAGACAGCGTGATATTGGCTGTCGTAGCGCACAGAACGGGCTGCTTCCAAGATAGGCCAGCGGCAGTAGCATCAACGTAGAGTTTGTTTGCTATGTCGGTGCTGCCTACTGGAGTTGTTGATACAGTCCCCGTGGTCGTAGCCATCGAAGTAAAAGTAGCAGCAGCAGGGACAGAACCACCAATAACTGAGCTATTGATAGTGGAATTTGTTATTGTCAGACCCGATTGGACGGGATTGACAGAAGCATAAAAGGGCTGACCCTGACCGATAAACGTATTGAATGTGTTATCCAAATTGAACAATGCCTGAACAGGCAAGATGTTTTGGTCAACGGTCTTATTAGGGCCAGCCATTTTCTTCCTTACGATTGGTCAACCGTTGGAGTAACGTAAACCAAGTTAGTGCCAGAGGAGGCAATTGCGGTTACATACACAGGATATTGCATATTAACAGCAGGGACAGCGATCAAAATCGGCGTTGTCATTCCCGCTGGCAATACGAAATCACCAAATGTACCGTCTGTGGGAAGTTTTGCGGCATCACTTGAAATAGTGCTGAATTTAATTGCCACAGTAGCTGTACCAGTATTGGTGCAAGCCACAAAGTTAATCAAATCTGGCGTATTCGAGGTCAGCGCAACAGCAGAATGGGCGCTAGTACCAACGGACAAGCCGAGGGTAAGCCCACCAAGTCTGAAAGCAGACGTGTTTGCCATGTTAGACAGCCGTTACAGGTGCAGGGCCTTCCAAGCGGGTAACTTGGATGGTGTAAACGCCAGTAGAGGGAGTAACAGAAGCAGCAGTCACGTTGGCAAACTGGATGGTCAAAACACCAGCAGCCAAGCAATCAGCTTCAGCGACCACGATGCCAGCGATCTGCGTACCGTTCAGACCCAAAACCACAACGATGTCAGTCGTTTGCAGACCAGGCACAGAGAAGGTTTGAGCAGCGGTAGTGTTAGCAGCAACACCAACGGGAGCCAGAGTAGGCTGAATGTAGAAAGTTTCGTGGGAATTGCCACGGGTGATTGTCGTAGATGACATAGGAATTCCTTTGCAAAAGGTTAGTTAATTGTAGCTTTAAAAGCAGAAAAAGCCATCTTTTTTAGGGATGGCCTTTCCTTACTTCACTTCAGATTACAGCAAGGGGGTGCTGAAATCGTAGCAGTAAACGTACACGTCAAAGGTAGCGCCAGCCACGGGAGTGGTCAGAGCAGTCACGTTGACATACAGCGTTTGTGTGGTCAGAGCAGTAGTTTGTGCGGAAGGTGAAGTCACAGACACGCCGTTGACAGAAGTCAAGTTAGCGATAGTGACAGAGCCGTACAAGCTAGAGCCGCCAGAAGTGGTCGAAACACCCACAGCCAAACCAGTTGTAGTACCGACAGCAGCGCCATTGGCGTTCATGTTGGTAACAATCAGGGCTTGGGGCAAGAACACGCCAGTATTGATA